ACATCATAGGTTGTGATTGGCAACACACCAACGAGAGCGTGTTCGATCAGGTGTACACCTGGAGGAACTACCAGCCTCGGAAGGCCAGCCTACCAAAACAGAAATTGCTGGAACGCATAAACCTGTCAGTGCCAATAACGATCGTGACAGATCGACCGTGGAGGATGGAGGTCGATTTCATCCGACCCCGAGAATTTTTAAGAGAGATTAAGAACTAGGCACTTCTGTGTTGTCGTCGAAGTATCTCCACACACCACCTGAGTAGTAGGCGGGTTTGGTGGCGGTGCTGTCACCATCACTCAACATCACCATCATGCCATCCGCCAGTCCTGTGACAGCATATGCGGCTGATCTGGTGATTGGATTCAACTTCACGATGTCCTCCACCGCCACTATGCCGGTGGCCGGATCAAGTGTGAGATCCGTTGAAGTGCTGGAATTGATCTCATCCGGCATCTGTGCCGAAGGCACTTTGGTGTTGGCATCCAATGAAGCCACGCCGTTGACGGCGCCCCTGCCATTGATCACGTTCTGTAATTCTAAAAGTGCGTTGTATAGTTCTACCCTTGCCTCTGCCGGTGAATCATCGGCACTGTTAAGGTTTGTTGTCGTTACGTTTCCTACTGTGGCCCAAGCCATTGTTTTCTCCTTGTGTTAGTGTTATTTAAACCAATTGCCACCTGCCCAGTTTAACATCGGTGTCGAATTCACGACTGCTGGTGTGTGATTCCAAGCAACGCCATCTCCTACGGTTGTGTAAACGGTACTGGTCCTTGGTCTGTGTGGCGAATCTGACCCAAGGCGCGATGTCAGGGCCCTGGCCAGAGGTACCACCACTGGTCTTGCTTATGGTCTCATCCACGCTGTTAAGGTCATAGTGCTGTGGATTTCCAGATGCCGCGATCCTGAAGATTTCATCGAATCCACCGCTACTGATATAAGTCTCTCCCAACAGGCTGTTGGCTACCAATGGTATGCCGGAGATCCTGAACTGGCTGTTATTACCTGTGCTGGTGTAGACTATGCTGGACCTCTCACGCGAGATGTAGTTGGTGCTGGATGACGCTGTGTTCCTAGCACCAGCGGTCAGCCTGTTGAAGCCGGGAGGCATACCACCGGCCCAAAATATCCTGTTGTCCGCTTCTGACACATCACTGACGAACCATATCTTCCATTTGGCCCTGGTCACATCACTGCCACTGGTGTGTGTGACGCCATCAATGGCGGCATATAATTGTATTGATCTCAATTCGTCCGTGGCCATCACACTGTCAGCACTGATGGCGAAACTGACAGTGTCAGCACTATCCAGGGCTAAACTTGTGAGGCTATCATCAGTGCCCGCGGATGGACTGTGTCCATTTAGGCCATAGTATGCGATAATTCGTTGTGGTGTCTCTGTGGAACTGTCCGCCCGTTCTATGTCTGATACATTGACGTATAATGTGCCATTTGTAGGCAAGTCAAGATCAACAAAGATCGGTGCACCTTGTATGTTTGATCCTGTGGATCCTGTCTTATAAGTCGTTATCTCTATTGGATCACTGACATTTCCACGTGGTGTGGTCTTGGTCTGGATGGTGTCTGATACAGTGCCAAAGTATTCCTTAATGGTCTGTTCCGCCTGTCTCGTGCTCGGCAAGCCAAAACTGCTCGGTGATCCACCAGAGAAGGCAAGCTCTCCAGTACGCTCGATGCTGGGTTTGTACACCACTTCTCGGTTTGATGTGATCTCCTTGATGTCCGCGAAAGGTGATGTCCAATTGGCCAATCTATGGCCAAGATCCTTGATGTAAGGCTCACCACTGCTATTAGGTGTGATGATGTATCCTGGTGTGTGTAATGACAGTGTTGAAGATGTTGAAGTGTTGACAGGATTGGTCAGTCCTGAATCAGCGAACAGTTCAACCTCCGTGGTGCTCCTGACCCGGACGTGACTGATACCGTGCAATCGGTGTGAGTCAAAGGCATCAACGTTACCTACTGTTCCAGTGCCAGTGTTTGGATATGATCCTGGGTTCCTGAACAAGCCTGGTCTGACCATTATCTTGTCTCCATCGCTGAGACCGTGTGCGGTCCTTGTGGTTATGATTACACCCGCGCCTGATGATGAGTTGTCGTCTATTGACTCAATCATCCTAGTGTTGCTGTTGCCGAGTCTGAAATCGTGATCAAATCTTTGACCTGTTTGACTGTTCCTTTTGAATGAATATATTCCGCCCTCGTACACAGTTGAACTGTTGTCACTGACCTCGTAGTAGGGCAGTCCCATGTAGAATCGCCTGTCTTGGTCGTCATTGGTCTCAAGTTCCTGCTCGGCCACAGTCTGGTCAATGAAATAGGTCATCTGGAGGATGCCACGTGGTCTCATTCCTTGGTTGAATTGAGATGCGGCCGCGGAACTGTCAACCTTGGTGGCGTCCAACAGGCTTTGGCTCTCTGTGATCTGCTCTTCTGGGATGTATCCTGCCGCCGGCAGTTTAAGATAATAATTTGTGCTGTCGACTGTTATCAGTCCACTGCCATATGGTCCGTCGTCCTTGAGTTGGGTGATCGGATTGAGATCGGTTGTTAACATGTGTGAAGATGTGGTAGAAGGTTTCCATGCACGGAAAGCCGAACTACCAGAAACGGCACTGCTCCCAAAACCATAAGCACACAAGAAACCATCCGTGGTCACGATGTCAACGTTCTTGAATCCGGTGATCGGGGTGTTAAAATTGATGTCGCTAGTAATCACTGTTAGGTGCCTGTATGGATTGATCCACCAGTATTCCCAATCGCCCCAGGTCTGTGGGATCAGTTTGTTCTGTCGGGGTTTTGGTGAGGTCGAGCCCTCGCCCTCATTGAAGAATAAGGCTATCAGTGTATTGATGTCCCACCCATTACCTTCATCGATGAGATGGCTATCACCACTTACACCCAGTCCTTGGTCATGGGGATTCTGTGTGTAGAACGCATCCTTCCGGATCCTGAACGCATCCACTTTTGCACTCAACAGGTAGTCGCCATTGGCGTTGCCACCTATCACCAAACTGTCTGCCGGTGTGTTCACTGATCCTGTGATAGTGAATGAAGTATCAAGGACGTTGTTGATATAGATCTTAGCATTACCGCCTTCATTGACAATTTTGATATCGTGCCAGTCGTCCACGCCAATTGTGGCGGTTGATGTGTACGATGTGAGTGTGCCGCCATTATTCCAATAGAATTTAAACTTCCTGTTGGCGTCAATGGTTCCCGCGTAGTCAACTGTTTGACTTGATCCGTCATCTATCAAAAGACCATTTTCTTTCTTGGCAAATATCACACCCTCGTGTGCGGTCTGGAAATTTGTGGTTGATGTGCTGTCCGTGTCTATCCTGATGTAGAAGTCAATAGTCCAGTTAGGCCTTTTTGTACCCAATAAATTTAGGGCATCAGTGCCATCGATACGCCAGTATCCACTGTTATTGGGTAAGAATTCTGCCGCACCTGTCCCGTTCAGTCCATCACCGTAAGTCAGTGCGACCCCGCCCACAGACGTGATCGTGAAGTAAGATCCACTGCCGTTGCCTAGGTCGTCCCACTTGCCGTAATCTTTTGGCCAAATTATGCCTTCGTTGTCTCTCCATCCTGATATGATTGGCATTATATCTCTCCTGTGTTGTTGGTCTGTATGGTGTTTCCCGTTGTCAAGTTAGTGTTTGCCGCCGCACCACTGGAGACACTGCTGATGCTGTTATCCATGTAGTTCTTGGGATAAGGGAACACGTTGTCGAGGTATTGTCCACCCAAGAACGGCGTGTTGGCGAATGTTGTTGATACAAAACCACTGAACGTGCCATTCTGTGAAATACATCTAACCCTCAAATCAAAATTCTGTCCGTAATTGTAACCAGATGTGTTAATGATCAGTTCTTGATTCCTGGTGGTACCAACCGTTACATATTCCGTATCGGTGTTTTTCTTCAGTTGTACCTCATATGAGTTTGACCCCGCATTGATGTTGGCGTCTCGCCAAGAAACGAACACGTCCGATCTCCTGTCCTTGTCAAACAGTAGATTGGTTGTGTTCTTGAATTTTACTAGTAGTCCCTGTGGTGCCCTGAACACGTTTGGTGCCGGTGATATCACCTGTGGCTTGGTGATGTTGCCCGTGATGAAATTGGTGTAACTAGTGATCTGATCAAACAAATTGGCATCATCGAAATCATAGGCATCTGGGTAGTGCCTGAACGCTGATATCTCGATGTCACCATACTGGTCCAGTGTGATCTGCTGTAGCCTGAAAAGGTGATCTATGCTGAGCACCGCGGAGTTGACCCTGATGATGTCACCAGGTATGAGATTGGTTGCTGATTCCGTGGTCTTGAACGCCACGCTCTGTTGTTGTCGGCTTTTCTTGACCAAAACCTTGGCGTAGTGTGCCGCGTGTGAGCCGTTGACTATACCAGCATTGGTCACATTGCCTATCAGATCGATGTCGTTATCCTGTCTTCTGAACGTGGCGTACTGTGTGTCTGTCTTCAGAGGCCAAACCACGCTGTTGCTCTGTGATCTATTCTCTATGTCAGTGTAGTTGAGTTTGATCTGATTAAATGTGTTCTCCAGTGCACCGCCAGAGAATGTGATGCCATCCACGATGTTGTCGTCAGTGAAAGTGAATGTTGAACTGCCCTTGAGGTCCGCCACGCTGGGTATGTCGAAACTGTTGTCGGTGGTGCCAGCGTTCTCTATGATCAATTTGAACTTGCCGTTCACGAATGGCATGATGCCACCAATGCTGGACAGCATCCTGTTGATGTTTTGTAGGTGCGTGCCACCGGTGTCAATGGTGTACTGCCTATAGTAGGGCGTATTGTTGTATGTGAGGTCATACACCCTGCTATCCGTGTCCTTGCCCACGATCCTGTTGAGCTTGACGGCAGGATATGTGGCGTTGCCACTGAACATGGTGCTGAATAGATTGGTGGCGAAGAAACTGCTGGTGCTCTCGGGCCTGGTCCTGCCACAAGCCACCGCCGCGTTGATGAAACTGTTCTTGTCTATCTTGTTGATGTTTATACCGGCTCCATATCTGTCATTGAGCATGTAGTCCAACAGGTGCTCCACCGGATTGCCGGTGACGTCATATCCATCCATCCGCGTCTTGGTGTGATCATAGATGCCCGGATTGGTGACGGCACCCACCGTGATCACGAGGTCGCTGTTGACTCCATCGAGATAGGGTTGTGATATCGTTATGGTATCGCCCGGCTGGTATCCGGTCTGTCCGTTATTCCTTAAAGTGATCGTTGCTGTGTTGGGTGCGTTCTTGTGATCAATCACTATGTTGAAACGCGCACCAGTACCACTGCCTGACGTGGAATTTTGTGCAATGTTTTTGAATATATATTTGGTTGTGGTGTTTACTGTTGTGACGGAGATGTTGGCGATGGTAAATGTCTCGTTGAAACTGATGTCGTAACTGGCCGGTGCCACGTCTTCGTCGACCTGATACACGCCGCCGATCGGATTGGTGTCTGTGTCAAACTCATAACCTGGACTGGTGTCCTTCTCTTTCACTAATCGTGGTGTGTTCCTGCCCGGACACATGACCACCACCCTTGGTAATCCTGAGAAAGGGTTGGTGAGGTTATCACCATTCTCGTCCGTGATCTCATCTTGTGTCCAAAGGAATCGCATCGCCACATACTGTACTCCCCTCAACTGGTTGTCATTGTCCCACTTACCGCTCTCTTTAAGTAATGAAGATGCCGGTTGGTCATCACTGCCATCGAACAATTGGAACTGTACCCTGTTTTTAAATCTTCCTGTGACCACCTCATAGATGGCCGGCTGTTGTCCACCATAACCAGCGAAGCGTGGGAAACCACCAACGCTACTTTTGACCACACTGTTCATGGCCGATCTCACGTTATTGGCGTGAGTGTAATTTGATAAGGATCCAGTGGTTTTTGATTCTGTGATGTCCACCACG